TTAGCAAATTCTCTTTCAAAGGCACTTCCCTTTCTTTTTCCTGCACCTTTTTTCATATCTATTCCTCCACATATCTTTCTATATCTCTTCTTAAAGATTTATTATTTTTATACCTCTATTGATAAAGGTGCTATATAGTACCTATACGTATTTTTTGTCTCAGTCAATACCAATTTAATAATCTTATTTGCAATTGATATTTTTATAGGATTGTTATCTGACACAATACCAAGTCTTTCAATTTTCATATAAAATTTAAAATCTTCTGCCTGACAATCTGGTAACAAAACTTCTGAGAATTTATGAGAATGAAATTCCTTATCGGATATTTGATATGAAAGTTTTCCATCCTTACATTCAAATAATAACACATCAACGTCCAAGGACGATGCTACATTATTTACTTTCTTTATAAATTCTTTATCAACTTCAAATTCTGTCAACCAATCAATTTTTATTTTTGGTTCAGCAGGACCTTGTGTAATAATTGATGGATCTGACATATTATAATTAACGGTAACATTTTTATTGTCCGCATATTTAATTACCATTTTATTTTTAATTGTTTTTAAACCAATTTTATTACCACCGAACATTTCTAATGTTGTTAAGAATGAGGGTAATTCATATATACCAATTTCTTCTGGGTCATCCTTTACTTCTACTACGGAATTATCCCAACTAATGTTTGATATTTGAGTACCATCATCTGACTTTGAATTAACACACAACCTACCGTCGTCGTTAACGATAAATACTACTGATTCTATTCCTGTTTTCAGTGCCTTCAACGGATATAAAAATTCCTTTAAATTTTTTATCAATATTTGCATTTTGTCTTGCCTCCTTTTTAATTAAACTTCAATTTCATTCTACCCTCAAAACCATCAAAGGTATTATTTTCTATAACTTCTAATATTTCTTCTTTGGTAATACTTATATTCTCAACTACCTTATTTATATCCTTGAATTGTCTCCATTCTTTAGGGAAAACAAAACATCTTTCCCCTGATATTAAAAAAGCATCTGTTCTTTTTATACCATCTTCATCATTATCAAACACCCAAATTCTATTTTCTTTTGATATCCTATCCTTTATGAATGTTGTTATATTACTATCTGGTCCTATTGTACCAGAAGTTGCCATACTATTATCTACAAAAAATGAATCAAACGGACCTTCAAAAATATATACGGGTTCCTTTTTATTAATATTAAAATAGTTATATAATTTTATTTCATTCTTTTCCTTTATTGTTATGTACTTTATTGAAGATTTATCGGTTAAATCTCTACCCTGGAAAGCATACATGATGTCTTTAAAATAATATGGTATTATTATTCTGTTTGCTAAATATATATTTGTCTGCCCTGGTCTTTTATATGTACCAAATGATACTAAAAGTTCCTTCATTTTCTCTAATGGTATTTTTCTTTTTTGTAAAAATTGAAATGCTTCCATTTGTAATTTCTTTTTCTTAGGATCTGTTTGTCTTACCTTCAACGGAAAACTAATATCCTTTAGTAACACAGAAACATCTTGAACAATTAAATCTGAATCTTTAACAATCTCTTTTACTTTTGTTTCTGTTATTATTGGTTTACCCTGCTTCAAATTACTAAGACAATATCTATTATAAATGTTTCTATGACGTTCTCTTAAAAATCTTTCGAAGCTTTGTTCTGCTCCACAATTAAAACAATAGTATGTAGATTTTCCTTTGTTATTACAAAGAACCCAACCTCTTTTTTTGCTCTTTGACTTTTTACTGTCACCACAAAGTACACATCTGAAATGAAAACCTTTAGTTTTCTTTTCGTATTTAATGCCTAAAGCACTCAAAATTTCTATAACTAAGCTTTTTTGCATAATTTAAAATGGTTTACTATTCGATTCCCAAGGATATATTATATATGTGTCCACATACTCACAGAAGAAATCTGGTTTAATATCGGACTTAAAATGATTTTTATTAATATGTATACATACAAACATATTTTTAGGATATTTTTTGTGATATCTTCTAAATGTCACCCCATGGTCTACTATCTCATCAACAAACACATCATTGTTATTATCTGTAACATCTTTTAAAGGAACATTAAGAATATGACTCAACAAAACAGCAGGGAAGATTCCTCCTCTAAAAATAGGTACTATACCGGTGATTTTTTTCTTTCTTAAAAACTTAGCAATCTCTAAACAATATTCTTCTATTTGTTTTATGGTATAATAGGTTTTTTTAACATTGAAATCTCTCGAAAAATATTCTATCCAAAATGCTCTTTTGTTATTAGTTTTGGATTGACAACTTGGGCACAAAGTAACCAAATTTTCTAAAGAACTATTTGTTTTATTATAATCAATATGATGAATACATAACCCTTTTGATATGTCCTTTTCTTCTTTCTTGCAGATTTTACATCTAAACTTATCTCTTATTTTAATAGCTAATTTTAATTCTTTATTGAAATCGAAAGAATATTCTTCTTTTTTACCTATGTGTTTTTCTTTATTCATCATCTAAGTTATAAACCTCTCTCTCAAATTCTGCTTTAAATGTAACATCATCACATACAGATAACTCACCAGCTTCATTTTGAAGCAACCAATCTCCTGCAGAACCATTTATCTTTCCTCTCGTGCTGTCTATAATAAAATCAACAGTCATTTTTACAGCATAAACAGAAATAGGTTTTCTTTGTCTTCGTTTCCAATCAAGAAACATCAAATCAGTTTCATTATATACCATTCCACTAGCACATATTGTTTGTTTTGACATTAAACTGTTCCTCCCATTTTAAAACCTTACTAAATTCTTGTATTAAAGTATTATGTAATTTCTTTTCGTTTTGTATGTAGGTATCCATATTGTAAATTTCATTCTTTATTAACATCTTCAATTTATTTTTGTCTATGTCGCATTTTTCTAAAATTTTTAAAGTTATCAACAATTCAAATGGAATATTTTTTGTTGCTATATAATGTTGCAAAATTACTGGGATATAATTTTTCCTTTTTTTTATGTATTCCTCTATAGATATATTATTATCTTTAAGGTATGTGCATATAGTATTAAAAAATAAAAACTTTGTACTTATTCTATTACCACTTGCATTAAATTTTTTCCATTCTTCAACAAATGCACCCAAATTGAAAAAATATAAATTTTTATTATTTTCAAAACAATAACTAAAATATTTTTCTATTTTTACTAAACTATTATTAAATGATTCTGTTAAATGATTGGATAAAAAGGATTGGATTGCACGTTCTACTCTTTTATCATTAATCTTTTTTGCTTTATAAGCAAGAAACATAGCATATTCTACTTCTTCATAAGTTGCTAAAACCTTATGATATAGTTTGAATATAGATAATGTTGTTATTCCTACTTTTCTTCTTACCATAATTGTTTACTCGAAAAAGTTTAGGATTGATTTCTTCTCTTCTATTTTTTTCTCCACTACCAAATTTTTTAACAATGTTGTCTTTTTCAATATCATATCTACGTCTAAATTATATTCTTTACTAAATTCTTCAATTACAATAAACCAATTACCTACAGAATTATATAATTTTCCAAAGAAACATTCTATTTCTTTGGCTTCCTTTGTTGTCACTTTTTTTCCTTCAATAAGAGAAATAATATTTTTGATTTCTCTTTCTCCAAAAAGTGAATGAAGGATGTTTAGAAAAAGTATATCTTTAAAATATTCTACCATTTTTAACGTACATCCCCACTACCTTGTATTACACCTCGGTCTGCCCTATCATTCAACTTATCTAAATTCGCTTGTAATACTTCCTCTAAAGAAAATCCTAACTCGTTGCAAGATTGCGATAAATACCACGCAACATCACCTAGCTCTGATTTAAAAGCCTGCCGGGTTTCTTCTGATAATATACCATCATTATCTCGAAAAATCTTTTTCAATTTATTCAAAATTTCTCCTACTTCACCGGCAAGACCAATAAGAGGATAAACAAATTTATGTCCTTCAATTGAAGGATAAACTGCTAATTCTGCTGTATTTTCTTGATAATCTTGAACTTCCATTATCTTCTCCTGATTAATATTAATATAATATTATAACACAAATATACTCCATTGTCAATATTTAAAAGGTTGGTTTTATTTCTAAGAATTTTGTAACAATCTCATCCATCTGTTCCAAACTTTTGAGAGCAAGACCACCAGCTACTTTATGACCACCACCTCCCCATTCTCTGAGAAATTCTCCAAAATGAACACCACTATATGTTCCTCTCAAACTTAATTTCTTATAGGTTGTGACAACAACAAATACAGTATCTATTTCTTTGTGTTTGGTATATAAATATTCTGCAATTTCATCTACATTACTTTCTTTTGTATGTGTAATTAAAACCGTTGGTGCAACACGAAACACCTTCAAATTTTTAAATTGATATCTCAAATATTTTCTATTATTAATAATAAATTCTTTTTCTTCTCTATTCAACCCAGATATTCCGTCTTGAAACCTATATATAAAACCATCAACATTATACCAATAGAATAGTCTGTTTAAAATTTTAGACATCTTATATTTATTCTTAAACAAATCATAATCATTGGCAAACTTCACCAACTCTTTCATCTTATTAGAAAATGTTGCTTTAAATTTTTTCTCTAAGTATTTCTGGGTTAATAATGCTCCTGAGTATCCCTCCTTTATTAACTTATTTTTTATTATTGATTTCTCCTTTCTGGGATGGTGGTCAATGATATGAACATTCGTGTTTTCCTGTAAGAAACTTTTAAACATTTCTTCATTAATAGAAATATCCGTTATAAATATTTTATCCCATTTGACATTAGAATCAATTACTTCCCGTTGAAAAGATTTATCAATATTCTTATATGTCCCTGCAATATATTTTAAATTAGGATAAACCTTTTTCAAAAGAAGCATTGCAGTTATACCGTCTAAATCACGATGTGTAAATACTATTACTTTTTCACTCATTGTATTATACCACCCTTCGGCATTGTTGTTGCTATTTCTACTCTACTAGTCACACTAATATACCAATTCTTAATATCGTCTAACAATTGGTCACCAGAATATAACAGTAAAATATCTCTTTCCTTAATAACTACTGTTTTTAATGCTTTTTCTGTTATCAATCTTTGCATAAATGGTATTGGAAATAGACCTGGTTGCATATTTATACCACCATTTTCATTCTGTATAAAATTTAATTGTACCGGTTTCTCTAATACAATATTATTACTCTCAACCTCACCAACTTGCTTACCTACTAGTACCTGTCCTGTAGTCAAAAATACTAATGTCAAATCAATATTCATAAAATTCTCCTATTTTTTTAATGTGTGTAAGTAGTTCTTTTATCTTTTCTTGTGAGTTAACTTGAATTTTTAATATAAAAAAATTTACGATAGTATTCAAAACTACTGTTAATAATATAACACATAATAAAATTGTAATCATTCTTCCTCCTTATGAAAAATCTTCAAACAACTCATCTGTCACTATTGATTGTGGTCCTTGTTGTCCTACTATCCCACGCCCTTCCAATAATGCCGTGTGGTCATCTGTTAATACTTCATCTATTTTTAATGTCTCACTTGAAAATCTTATTTCCATTGATACCTTTCTTTTTCCTACTCGATTCTTATCAAAAATTGCTGTAATAAGATTATCTTCTGCCTGCTCGTCTGATTGAGTAAGTGGTATAAAAATATCAGCATTTTCTGGGATACCCATACTTCCCCTTGTATGTTGCATACCCACAACTGAACTACCATAACCTTCCCTGCCTATCTGTGTTGCTGTTATAACCGGAATATTTAATTCAACACCAAGTTCTCTCAACTCCTCTGATATCTTAAAATATTTATCGTACGAATTATCTCCCCTTGACGGATGGGACGGTTTCATCAAATTTATATAATCTACAATAAGATAATCTACTCTTTTTCCACTATGTATTTCTAATTCCTTTATATATGTTCTTAAATTTATTGCTGTTGCTTTAGATGGAGGATAGTTCTTTATAAAATAATCATTTCCACCTAATTTATGAGCCTTAGCAATTACTACTTCCTTTTCTTTAACAATATCATAAAAAGGAACACCGGTCATAATTGAATCACATCTTCTTGCTATTTCATCTCTATCCAACTCCAACGTTATATAAGGTCCAAAATAACCATTGAGTTTAAAATTGCATGCAAGATTACAGAGCATATTTGATTTACCTAGGTTTGAGCTACCAGCAATAACTGTCAATGTTTTTCTTGGAATTCCTCCATGTGTATAATAATCAAACATTTGAAAACCAGTAGATAATCTAGAATGTGTTTGTTTATATCTTTCAATCCTATCTTCAATGTCTTCTTCCCAGTTTAAACCTAAGTCTCTATCAAATCCTACTGTCAAGGCTTCTCGGATAAAATTATAAATATCCTGCCCGTTACCTTTACCCTCATTGATAGTATTTGCTGATTTTATTATAGCGTCTTTTAATGCTTGATTAACCGCCCATTTTTCTGTTTCATTTATTAACCAATCTATATTATCATTAGCAAATTCTATACCAAATAAAGCATTTAGTTTATCTTCATTGTTATACTTCTGGGATAGTGTAATCTTATCCAAGACTGCAACTTTATTTTTTATAAAATGCCGTATTACATCAAAAACTTTGGCATTTTCTGTTACTTCAAAATAAGTTGATTTTAAATTAGGAGCAACTTTCTCTCTATAATAAACATTAGATAAAATTTGTGATAATATTAAGTCTTCTGATATTTCCATTTATTCCTCTATTTTAATTTCATCAAAAATTACTGGAATTTTTTCCTGAAACTCTTTTAACATTGATCTTGCTATTTGTCGCATTTGTGGGTGCGCTGCTAAAGATGTCCGTAATGTGAAAAAATGTAACCATTCTCTGACGTTACAAGTCATTACAATTTCTGTTTTTAAACCTTGGGGTAAGAAATACCTTGCATCTTGTGGTTTCAATCCTCTTTCGATACAATGCATATACTGCTCTTCAACACACTTTAGGAATTTTTTATCTCTTTCAGTAAGTTCAAAGGTTGGATTAATAAATGTAATTTCCATACCAAATTTATTTTTACTGTAATTACAGTATCTAGTACTATTATGAACCACGAAGCCATTAGCAATATAATTATTAAAGGGTGATTTCATAGATATATCAAAAACATCCTCAGTTCCAATAAAATCTATTGATAATATCTCATCATCTATTATTTTAGTACCAACATACCAACCATGATGCAATAAGTTATGACATTTACAACATACTTTAATTAAATTTTCGATATTATTATTTTTGGTATTTTTATCTTTATGGTGTACTTCCAACTTATCAACACTGGAACACAATTCACATTGTTTAATATTTTGTTTTATGGTTTGCGCTTGGACGTACTCCATATCCGAAATAGATACTAGACAAGGACGACCGTTCACTTTTATTGTATCATTTATGGAAATGTCTCGTAAATATTTAAATTTTTTTCCGCTTCCACACAAAAATTTATGGTTTAAAGTAGCCTTAATTGAATATCCCAATTTTGTTTTTACTTCAAACACATCCGCTTTGCCTTTATGAAATACATCAAGCATTTTATTATCTATGATAATGCCATCATCATCAACACTTTTTATATTGATGGTTTTATTATGTGTTTTTCCAAATTGATTATTTTTTCTATCAAAGAGCTCTTTTATTGTCTTTCCTTTACTGGACCCCGTTTTAATAATAGTATCGCCCGTAAGACATTCTTGGGAGTAACTAGCCAAACGATGCCGCACAATTTCATGTGTTACACCTCGGTCACAAATAATCCTTACAGTAACACCAACATGTTCAATAACTGATACGTGTCCTCTTTTCATCACCATCTTTACAAATTCTTTTGAAGAATCATCTGTTATTTTATCTTCACTTTTATAGCATGTTCTCCCTGCCGCTTCAATCATCTTCAACATATTTTCACTATTAACATCTGAAATTATCTCAAAGGATGGCTCGATTATTTGCATCTCATCTCCTTAAATAATTAAACACTCAAAAATGTTCTCATATATTCTAACGCTTCATCTATGGTAGGAAATATTTTTGTTGCAAAAATCTTTACCCAAGGATGTTCTACTACTGCTGGGTTGTCTGATACAATCACTATCATTTTATGTCTATCCCAAGCATACATCATTTCACAAGATGTACCAATTGATGGGTTAGTAAATATTGCAAGAACATAATCTGCTCTGTTAATATCATCAAGGTCTCTATAAACAATCTCATTGGGTGAAAATTGTTTTGCAACCTCCATGGCAACAGCATCCAATTTTGCTTTATCTCTCAACGGGTCATAAACCTTTATTCCCATTGCTTCAATTTTTTTTACTATTTCTAATCTTTCTTCACATAACTCTTTTAAATTTCTTCCTGCAAATGTTCCTGCAAAATATATAGATTTATTAATATTCATCTTTCTTAACCTCCTACGGCAACACGGCTCTTTTCTTTTATTATCTCATAATCTTTTACCAACATATCTCCGTTTAATACAAAATTATCTTCCGTTGAAGAATTATATATTGTTGTATCAAACTTACAGTCATTCCATGCCGTTTCACTTACATGAGTATTATGTTCAATTTCTTCCAAATTATCACGTTCTATTAGAACTACTATCCCACCCAATTTTCGTATAAACTCTATCTCATTAGGAAATCTTACATCTGATATTGTTATTCCATATCTGGTACAAATATCCTTATTTTTTATTTTTTTCAAAAGACATTCAATCCAGTAATCCTGATATATTGACCTATACCATTCAGAACCTACTAATTGCATAATTTCTCTCGGGCTCTTATTATATTTTGGGATAACAACTTCTTTTAACTTACCATAAACATGGTCTGGTGTTAAATCAAAATCAATCATTACCTTTTCTTTCAAAGTATCAGCAAAGGCTACCCTGGTCAAATTGTGTTTCTTTTGTATATATTTAGCAACAGTATCCTTACCACAACCTGCCTTGCCTGTAAATCCAATTACTAATTTAGGTTTTTTAATTTTTTCTACTTCCTTTCTCCAGGATTCCATACTTTACCTCCTAAATCGAACTTGTTATAATCTTTGTTCAATGTTGTTAAAAATTCATAATGTGTTTGTTTATCTTGAATATGTATATGAGGACACATGTTATGAAAAATACCATTTATTGTTTGCTCATATTGATACGACATCAACTTAAATTTCATTGGATATTTCTTCAATAACCAACTAGGAAAAAATCTATTTTTGAACATATCCCACCAGGATGCAGGAATGTGTACAAATCCCGTCCTTATAATTTTAATACCATTAACTTCAAATTTATTTTCTAGTAATTTTGTTTTTATAACGGTACCTAAAATACCTCGTAATTCATCGTATCTATTATTAACACTAATGTTTTTAAACATTGATATTGGCAAGTCAACACAAATTGCCTTCACAATAATATTTAGAGTCTTACTGGTTATTGGAAGATATTCTACTTCATCTTTCAATTTTTTACATTTATTCATTTTTCTCCTTTTCTTCCTCGTCTGCATTTGCAGCTTCCACTGCAGCTTTAGTTTCTTCATCTATAAAAATAGAACTATATGACATTTTCTCAGAAACCCACGCTGATAAATCATCAAGAATTGGGTCCCAAATTTTAGCGGTATAAAAATTCTTCTCCCATTCCAATTTATCCATTTTTACTGTTTTATACCGGGTCTTATCTTTAATTACTAAACCTGCTTCTAAAGCCCAATCAAGTAAACCATAATATTTATTTAACCCAGCAGTGAAGTCCAGTGCTATCATTCCTGTCTTAAATGGAGCAACTATTCTATTTTTGGTAGTTGTTGGTTTTAATATCACACCAGTAATATCTTTTGTTTGATTATCTCGTACCTTAGCTCTCTTACAATTCAAAATTACGGTTGAATTATAAACACTACCTTCACCACCTGACTCTACTTCACCACCGAACATAACGGCAATATTATCATATGTATGGTTAATTATAATTGTAGTAACACCATTAGCTATTAACCTAGGAGATAATACACGAAATACACTTCTGATAGCCTTACCACGCTGTCCCATATCACTTGCAGTTTTACCTTTATCAGCATCAGCAAGTTCTTTTGCTGAACTAAGGTTACCGAGCGAATCTAGGACTATCAATATTTTTTTATCCTTAAATTTTGTTTCAACTAGTTCTAAAATTTTTGTACATTGATTTCTAAAATCTTCAATGCTGGAAAGACCAGGAAGATACATTAGTTTTGTTGAATCTATACCTAAACCTTCAGCGGCATTTCTGTCTGACGCACCCTCAGTATCAAACCAAATTACAATATAATCTTTTTTCTGCGCATTAGCAGCAACGCATGATGCTATATACGATTTACCAACACCAGACTTACCTGAAATTATTGATATTTTACCTGCTGGTATTCCCTTAGTCATATCACCTGAAATTATACCATTCAAAACGTATGAACCTGTAGAAATCCAATCTGTGATATTTGCAAAAACACTCTTATCTAAAAATTCTGAAAACGGATTAATCTTTTTTAACTCTCTTAAAAAATCTTTACTCATGTTCTTCTCCTTTTTTATTTCTTCTGCTGCTTCTAAAGTAGTTAATATTTTAACTTTCTTTTCATTAGAACACATAATACAAAAATAGATACTGTCCACCTTAAACAAACATTATTTTAATATTATAACACAAAAAATATACCATGTCAATTAAAATTAAAAGAAATCATCCATAATATTTTCTTCATCCAATTCTATTTGCCAATCAAGTGCATGTAATATTGTTCTAATGGGAGCCATAAAACTTTTCTCAAATTGTGTATCATAATCAATATATTGAGAAAACTTAAATTCCTTAGGCAAGACTGTTTTAAATGCTATAATATTTTCCTTAATAGGATTATCTTTCTTTAGATATATGAATTTTATTTTATCTGAGTTATAAATCTCCTCATATTCAGTTAATAAAGATTGTCCTTTTAATAACATATTATAATTTCTTGCGGCTCTGATATGAATTGGTGTTCCTTTTACTATATTATCACCTGACACGTATTTTTCTAAATTATTTATATTTCTAGGAAATGCAATTTCAGTTACTTCCTGTTTCTTAAAAGTACTTCTTATTTGTTTTAGTTCTTCTCGTAATTTATCTTTGTCAAAATTCTCAAAAATTGATTTTACAACTTCCTTAATTTTCTCCCTACAGAAAGACGGTGTTGAACTCCTTACAATTTCAATACCCTTGGTTTTAATTTGTGGTTTATCATAAGTAAAACCTTCAGAGTCTAAAACATACAAACTATATTTTTTCTTCTGAATGAATATTGCACCTTTAGCAATAACTTCTCGTTTAAGGTCAAAATAATTATAATCAATGTTATGTAATTGTTTCGAATAATATTTAAATTGCTTAACTAAGTATGGTGTTAAATATTTTCTATCAAACATATTAACAAAACTAACAAATCTATTTTCAGTTATATTTAACTTTTCACAAATTTCTACGAAATTTAAATAGCAACTATCCGTATCTTGATAAATCGTGGGAGCATTCTCTAACTTTAATTTATCCATCAACATAAAATTAATTTTTTTTGCTGTATATTTATTTATCTTCTGACCCATCAACGTAATAGAAGATGCAAAGTCTGGGTTAAATAATCTGAACCATTCATTTGCAAGCACACCATATGAACTATTAGCAAATATTTTTAGAGCATATTGGAATGAGTCACAAACATTCTTCTCTAAATTATATTTTTCATCATGTGTTTCCTTATATAGTTTCTCACATTCCTGCATTCTATCCTTATACTTTTTTCTCTTGGTATATACTTCCTTAATAATCTTAGGAATAAAACCTTCCTTTGATGTATATAATACACCATTTGGTGAAAGTATGATATTTTTTTGTAATATAAAATTTTTTAATTCGGCACCGGACATTTCTTTTCTACTACCCAACCTTGCAACTACAACATAAATAGTTTTATCTGATATTGTTTCTAAATCTAAATCAGTATAATCTCCTTCTATTTTTCCTAGAAAAGTTTCTGGAGAAATATTTAATGCCATAATTATATGCGGGTATAATGAGGTGAAATCATAACTTACTACTCTGTTATAATATCCTGTTTGTGGTTCAGATACAAACCCACCGGGAATTATCTTTTTTTCATTTCTTTTTGTAGTAGGCAAAACAATTTTTTGTTCTTTAAGAACACTCATAAAATAATTATCAAACTTTCGGATTGATGTTTCAAATTTCTCAAAAGTAACTCTACATAAGTAACTTTGTGTTTGAACTAGTTTAATATAACCAAGTTTCTCTTCAAACCGTTTAACTAAATAAACGTCTTTAATATTATATTCAACAAATTTTTGCCAATCTTCTTTCCAAAGGTCTTTCAAATGACCATCAAATTTTAATTTCTGTTCTCCTAATTCAACATGAGCAATATAGTTTAATGTATATGACTCTCTCTCATTAATAGAAAATGCTTTATATAATTCAAGATAGTCTAATTGACTAATTCCTGCTATATTATATTTTATTCTCTGTTTTCCTCTAAAATTATCTTCTTGCTCTCTGATAATATTTATTGGTGAGTAACTATTCCTAAATGAATCTGAATAAATCAAAGACATTCTTTCCATTATATATGGAATATCAAACCAACGAGAATTCCACCCAGTAAGAATATCAGGATAATGTTCACAATGCCAATCCATATATTTTCTTAATAAATCTCTTTCATCTTCACAATAGATATATTCTACCTCTTTTTTATCTGTGTCATAATCATGGGTACCAAAAACATAATATTTTTTTCTCAAAGTAGAATATACTGTTATCAACAAAATTTCATCTTCAAGTCTTTCTGCTTGTGGAAACCCTTGGTCGGCTTTTGTTTCAATATCAATAATATGTATGTCTAAATAGGGTATCTCAGCAAATTCTTTAATCTTAGAATACCTATCAATTAATGTTCTGTCCTCTGGCAAAACATCACCCTCAAGTGTTTTGCTTTTTTGAAGAAAATCTCTCTGTGCTTGTCTAGATGAAAAATGTTTTATTTTACATTTTCTATCCCACAAATCTTTATACTCACCGCCCTCATCATAAACATAACAATAAGGAGAATAATCTTCATTCAAATATACTCGTTCACCCGACACATATTCCCACAGGTGAATTTTATTAGTCTTATAATCATAAAATATATTTGCGAATGACATTATTACCTTTCTCCTTCTATTCTATTTAAATGCATCACTTACTTCCTTTACTTGAGACATACGTATAAGCATATAAAGAAAAATATTTTATTTGTTTGTATTCTCTTACTTCATCCGCCGTCATTTTTCCTCCTTAGTTTCATAATTTTTATAACGTGTTGCGGTTTCTTCCACCAACAACCAGTTACTACCCTACTAGGATTTCTTATAATATCTCCTACACATTCTTTACAAAAATAATCGTATATTAATTCTTCGTTTAAAGAATCTGGTTTATTCCAAAACATTATACCATAATCAAAAATCTTCTTATACTTACCACATCTACAACACGTATCATGAGTATGATTATTTTTAATATCTAAAATCATATTTAAAACATATCTCCTAATGATGTTTCATGCAAATCTAAATCATTCTTCAACAACGGACCCAAATCTTTTATTATTCTTTTTGTTCTATTTGGTTTGTCATCTTCCATATATCTTTTTAACAACATCAATAATTTATAATCACATGATTTAAATGCTTCTTTTAACAACGCATCACAACTCATATTAATTAATCTTTCTATAAACAACTTGAACTCTATCAACTTATATAAATTGTGAAAAGACGTTATTGCATAAAACTTATCTGTTTTAAATTGTGCAAATTCCTTAATCGGAACATCTTTACAAACAGGACAAATACATGGCAGAACAGCATCCTGGGGCAGATGTGAATATTCAATAGTATTTGTGAACTTCATTTGTGGTACACCTTCCATTGAAGGATACAAAAAGTAATTACCAAATGCACATGTACGAAATGGATAACTAGAATCAAAAGTTATTATAGTTTTGTACCCTTGTTGATTTAACAATTTCTGCATATATTCAAAATAAATAATATACTTTGGTTTACTTATACCAAACACATGAAAATATTCGGAATGTTCAAATTCTCCCTTTTCTAAAAGGAAGAAAAAGGATGATATTATCTGCATTAAGTTAGTACCACCATATGCCCAACCTTGAAATTTTATCCTACTTAATTGTTCATACCAAATATTTCTCTCATGGTCATTCCTACCATGAAGGACATTTAAAATCTTTTTACCTTTGGTTCTATTCTTCTGAAAATATATTGCATTTTTCAAACTTTTCTTTGCGCAGTCTTCTATTTCACTATCTGACAATGCCCCACTACCCTTATTAATTGGGTAATCAAGAATTGGAAAAATATCAGCAGTAGCATTTAACCACTCGGATGCTCTTTCGACACCAAACCCCTTTTTTGCTTTATTTGTAAATAATTGAAAACCACCAGAATCACCAAAAAATAATCCTTCTTTATCAAATCCTATATTTTCTCTAAAATTTAAATCTTCGAAGGCATGTGCTGCACTTACAAGAATATATGGATGATACAATAAGGAACCCTTTGTTCCAAAACGATATGACCCACCATTTGTTATATGTTTAGTATCTTTTTTTAAAACTGACAGTGCACTACCTACACTAATAGCTGGAAAATATATTGTTTTATTATCATTCATAATTAATTACCTTTCTATTTTTTGGAATTACAATATCACCATTTTCTTTTATTTTATTATCCTCATAAGGTATTAGTATTCTTCTTGAAAATTCATCGGCAGAATCTCTTAGTGCGCCGATTACATCAGAAATATTTTGATAATTCATGCCCTTAATGCAAAGATATTGTAAACTTAAAACATAAAAAACATAATTCATATCTCCTTTTGTTATTGATGGTCCTAATTTTTCTATCATTGTTTCAACCAATACACATAAAGCAGGATTGATTTTCTGTCTTTGTTCTTTTTTAATGTATGGCATTCTATTCTCCTATTTTTAATTTAGTTCTAATCAAATTTATATCATCAACTGTTGGAAGTAATTCCTCTGGAGAAATTTTTACTTGAGATGGTGGAGTAATTACATAATATTTATCATCCAAATAATTTTTTAAAATTTTAGATACATTTGACCATTTCAAACCACCCAAACCACAACCAACTCTGGGCAAGACAATTGTTGACCATTTTTGTTTTAATTTTTGAACACCATCCTCAATTTCAACACATTGTCCAAACTTATCTACCATCCTTACTAATTGTTTACATGATTCTGTTATTAATTTTATATCTGATGAATCTTTCCAATGATGTTTTGTTGGAAATGATAAATAAGATAAACCATTGTGTTCGCCACAATAAAAAACTTTATTACCATACTGTGCGACATAATCACCTAATATTTTTGGTAATTTAGGAAATTTTTCCTTTGCTACTTTTGCAATACCAGCACCCATTACAAGTTCACCATTCTTTTTTAAAATTCCATTTGTGGGAATACAAACAGCGTCAACAAATTTAACATCCCACATACTACCAATAATTTCTAACATAAATTCTCCTAATGCCCAGCAGCAGAATACCATAATTCTAATTGTTTTAAAATTTCAATGTGTTCATAGGAACACATATTCCATCCAGTTGGTCCGTTTAATATAGTATCCATTTGTCTATAAAATAAATCTTTAAAATTAAATGGTATCCAGGCAATATTTTCTATTGTACCATCTTCAAAAAATAATTTAATACCACAATCAACACCATTAAGTTGTTCATCGTACCCCACTTCAACTATTAAATCTGATTCATTTAACATACACTGTGATAAATATAAAGATTGTGATATTTTTATATCTATTAAAGTATTAACTGTGAAATCTTCTGTTGGCATATTTAGTGTTTCATGTTTTAATATTCCTAATAAATGGACACCCAAATCAATAATACCAAACATACAATTATTTCTAACACCAATTGGTGGATAACCATGCACCATTGAAATCTTTTTTACTTTTCTTCCTTGAGTGTAATAAAGACAATCTTCTAAACAATTCAATAATGCAACTTTAGGATGATATAACCATTCAAAACCACAGTATATTCTATTACAAGAATTACCAACATCAAATATAAATTTTTTTAGTTCAGGAATTTGATTAAAATCTACCATTGGTTTTTCTATTAATATTTTCTTAGATTTTTCATATGATTCTTTTAACCAATGTAAATGCGTAGCGTTTGGGGTGGCTATTACAATCAAATCATAATCGGAATCTATTAAAGAATCTCCGACTATTGTTTTTATGTTGCCTGGGTTTTTTATCTCGTCCGATATAGTACCCCATCCGTTTTTAATTATAGGTTTCGAATAAAATTCTTCAATATCTGGGTTTATGTCGTAAACATGAATTGTATTTTTAAGTTTAACTGCTGCCAAAACATGAGCAACACCAACACCCAAACCACCAATTATTGCTATTTTTTTCATTTTATACAAA